GTTTCATCTGCTCACTGATATCTTTTTTCAACTCTATCACATGTATGACAATAACTGCCGTCTTGTCATTGTCATGACTTGACTCAACTTTGCAATCGCTAAGTGTGCTACTTACTTTTTTTGACATTGCGTCAAGTCTTTCGCACTCAAGTCGCTTTGCTTCGATAAGTCGCTCGAGATTTATCAACTGACTAAGATACTCCTTTGCCGTCATTACTCACCTCTCTTTTTCAGCATATCTGCTTTTATTAAATTGTACAAAATATCTATAGCTGTACGATCGCTTCTGAACCTGCAATTTGGCTTAGTATGTATTCTTGAATCATCTTTTCTCCAATCCTCAATCATAAAGCATTTTGGACTGACAAACATAAACTTGCAGCCTCTTGCAACGCACAAGTAATAGCATTGAAAGTCTCTAGGAATTCCTTTGCACCGCTTAAATCCGAATTTTTCGAACTCTTCTATATCCACTTTAGGCACTAACGTCATCGTCCCTCCCACTTCTGACAAGTCGTCTTGTCATCTACATAATTTCCGTGCTCGTCACTTTGCGAACAGTAGCATATGCCCTTGCGTGTAGCTAGACTTGTTTTTATGCACCATGTGCATGTATCGCAAGTTTTGCTATTGTCTTTCTCCGCCTTAATCCTTCTCAGCTGTCTTTTCAGCTTCTTATCGACTATAAGTGACACCATTGTTTTGTCGCCTTCATCATCAAGTAATTGAGTTAGCATAATATGAACATCCGCTATTTCTTCCAACACCGCCCTTGAGTGGCTTTCTTTACCTCCAAGTATGTCTTTCTGCAGTGCGACTATAAGCTCCGCAAGTTCTTCAATTGCCTTAGACTTTTGATGCAGGATGCCATAATGATTTAATATATACTTTGCTCGCTTTCCAATCATTCTATAGCCTCCCACTTCTCGCAACCCTGCAAGTCATTGCATCCTTCCACATCTTCGTTTAAGCAAAGTCTTATGTAATCGTCATACCACTCGCAAAGAGTACAGACCCTTGGCCACTCGTCTACTTCTTCGTAGTCATACGCAATTCGGTCTATGACTTCCTCAAGAACCTTTTCTTTGATTTCTTTGTCTGAAGCGTTGTCGTCTATAGATATGCCAAATGCTCCGTCATTCAGATATACAACTATTTTTCTCATGCTCTCACCTCTGCATCTAACTCTTCAAACGCTTTTATGTACTTGTCCCTTACCAAGTTAAGCGCTTCGATTATATCCTTGCAAACATCATCCTCGTCAATGCAGTCATTGTCACAGTGCCCAATTGCAACATTTTCGTCTACAGTCCCTTGAGGAAAACTGTAATTCCGCACACTTATGCTGCAATTATGTCGAAGCTTTATTGAATTTATAACGTTTTGTATTTCCTCTGCCCTTGATATAATCCTATATTTCTGTCTTTGAATCCTAACAAGTTCTTTTAAATTATCTTCCATCATTTTATCCCTCTTCGCTCCTCAATTCTCAATTCTGCCATGTCGTAATATTTCTTATCTATCTCATATCCGACATATTGTAGTCCGTATTCTTCAAATGCTATTAGGCTAGAACCACTTCCAACATGTGTATCAATGACTAACTGCCCCGGCTTTAAATATTTTCTAACCAACCATCTGTAAAGATTTACAGGCTTTTGAGTTGGATGTATTCGCTTTTCATTGAGTTTTTTATTTCCTTGCTGTATCCATCCTTCTTCTACGCTTTTTCCTTGCATCATGCCATTCCACATATACCTAAAAAGTCTTGTGCTGTCATGAAATGATGTATATGCAATTTCACAATCCGAAAAACTAGATTTGCCGTTACACTTATCCCAAACTATTCTTCCTGAACCGAATTTATAATCAAAATAATTACATCCGAAAATTATTTGTTGTTTACTGATTCTGAATAATTCTTCAAAATACTCTTTTTGCGGAACGTCCCAAGCCTCGCTCGTCTCGTATATCCTCTGTACTCCAATTGGACTAACTTTTCTTCCGTAATATTTTCTTTTTTCCGGACCCGAGAAGTACGGCGGATCTACGATTGCAACATCAAAATAGTCGTTTGGAAATTTTATCATCTCTTCCATGCAGTCCGCATTTTTAAATTCTCTCAAGCTACTTACCCCACTGCTCCGCCATCGCTCTTGCGATGCCCGGAAATGTCTTGCTTCTCACTGTTGCTTTGTTCTTCTGCCCCTGTATCTCATGCCAACATCCAACTTTCCCGTTTGACCATCTGCCGTATAGTTCGGCATTGTTCGGCTTAGGTAAGCTATTGCCCTGTAAGGGTTTTAGTCCTTTCAGCCACAGGCAAGTTCTCTTTGTTACATAATTTTCTTTATCATCTTCGGACTCTGCAAATTGGTATGGCTCAATAATTTGGTCGGGCTTTCGATAAACTGTATTCATCACCCCAACAGGGTTTTCTATCACCACCTTTTCGCAATCTGCATTTGCAAATTTCATAAAAAATTCTTGTGCCTGTATCCTCTTTGCCGTCCTTGCGTTGATTTGCTCAAGTGTAGCACCTTTCAGGCTGTGGCTTCTTGTCGCTGCATTGCTTAGATATGTACAAGGTGGATGTGCAATTATTAAATCCCACTTATCTATATTGTGAGCGCTTCCGTCCTCTGTCTTAAACATCTGCCCCCCTCAAGAATTCCAAGGCAGTCGCCCTTTATATGCCATTCCGGATGTCCTCCGTATTGCTCTTCTATGTCACAGCTGTAAGCCTCGTGCCCTAATGCCCTGAACTCCTTGCAGACCGTTTGGCTGCATTCGCAAGCTATTAATACATTCATTTTTCTCTCTCCTCTATCTTATCCTATTCGACTTGTATTTTCCCTTGCATCAGATCCGGCAGTAGTGCATCCCTGAATTCTGCTAAAATCTTATTTTCTTCGTTGTTCAAAAACATTATATGTTGCTTCCACATTGATATAAATAAGATAAGCAATTCAGGAAATGCTTTGTCGCTTCTACATTCGATTTTAAAAATTGCAGACTTTGTGAGAGATATATAATCTTCTTTATCTGCTTTTTCGCCCACCACCTTAAAACTTTTCTCGATATCACTTTCTTTTTTATTTGCATATGCATTGTATAGTCCTAGGGTTTTAGCCAAAGTCTCATTTACTGTAATCTTAAGCGCGTTTTTGCTCTGCATTATGCGATTGTAGTCACTTGCTATGTCTTTATAACTTCTGCGCACCTCTTCCGCCTCAGCGGATGTTATGTAGTCCTGAGGCCTTATTGAGTAATCTTTACTTGCTATTGCGTCTATACTTACGCATTTAGATATCCCTTCTATGTCCTCGCAGTTTCTTATAATTGCATCTATCTTATCTATAGCTTCATCACTCAATACATTGACTTCTTTTTTGTATACCCTACCTTCATGTGAAGCTCCGCCAAATTGTCCTCTTTGCTCCCTGATTTCTTTTTCGGCCATTTCTCTTGCATCTACAAAAGCAATTTTTTTCGTAGTCTTATTTTTATTAAAAGACAAGATGCAAACAGGTATGCTTGTAGACTCAAACATGTCACCCGGCAGTAATATGACCGCTTCAAGGTAATTATCGCCTACAAGTATTTTTATTATGTCGCTTTCTACTTGCTTTGGACTCAACACCGAAAGCGGTAACAAAAAGCAAGACTTATCGGCTAAGTTTACACCTGTAAGCACAAAAGCATAATTCGCATTGTTTTTCGGCGGTACGCCATAATCCACAAATCTCAGGTCAAACCCTGCCATAATTGGCGGCTCCCATTTCAGGTTATACGGCGGATTTGATAGTAATACACTTCCCATACTTTTCTCCTTTCTCAATTCTCCAACTTTCGTATACTTCAATTTTTAATACATCCGCCCTCATCACTGTAGCCTCTACGTTTCTTATCACTAAGTTGTACAGCAAATATGGGATTACATTCTCGTCTAATTCGTATAGCAAAAATCTTTGATTGCGGTTCTCATTCCACTTTTGAATAGTCAATGCGCCACTGCCTGCGCAAAGATCCATTACAACATCACTCTCACCTGATAGCCTAGCCAAAAGCTTGCCAAGGCTTGCCGGTGTATAGTCTTGTTTCTTTTCTTTGCGGTCCGCTTCGTGATATTGATAAATCTTTTGCAACCAATCTTTTGACAAGTCGCCATTTACAGCCTCTTCAAATGCTTGCATTTTCTCGCAATTGTCAAGATTTTTCATCAGTACAGACCCTAAGTCTTTTACTTCTGTAATCTCAAAAATCTCTAAGACTTTTGCCTTTAATTCGCTTAGCTCCACTTATTCATACCTCCTTCTACTCTCTTTATGCACAAGCTTCACTCTGTCAGTCAGCTTAAACCCTGCAAGCTCAACAACATACTTGATATGCTGTACAAGTTTGTCATGTTCGGCCTGCTCCTTCATCTTTCTTTTCTTCGCTTCTTCTATCGACATTATTGCCTTGTAGGCTGTGCTGTCCTTATAACCTTCTGCATTGTGTTTAATGTCACCCTTCATTTGTTGCCTCTTCTATCTCCGTCAATATTTCCTGTATCTCTTTTAAGCATTTCAACGCTTCAGCATTTCTCTGCTCTAATCTTTTATAAATCACGTCTATAGCTATTTTTGACATATCTATAAAGTCAGAGGTGGGCAAATTCGGAAAAAACTCTCCGCCTCTCCATCCTTCAGAATGAAAAGTAATATAAACGTTTTTATTTTGAATCCATTCTTTTAGTGTTTCTATATCTTCGTACCCTCTTCGGTTTTGGTCTAATCCATAAGTAGTTTCACTAAGTAACTCCCAAACTTTTTTAGCTTTCTCTTTTCCTTCGTCCATTTCCACCTCACGCATAGTATTTTATTTCATTCCCCTTGCATATATATTCATTCTTAAACAAGGGTTTTACTTCGCCATCTTCCTGTAACTCGTAAATCTCCATATCCATCTCCTCGGCCATTTTCTTCTCAAGTTTTGCGCCTTTTGACTGCTGCCACCCTGCAAGCATGACCATTTTGTCGGACATACCCACAAGACTGTAGCAGAGTTCCATGTACTCTTTGTGAGTGCCGTATGGCAGGACATTTCCAAGCCGTGCAGGGTTTACTACATCACAGCGCTTAAATTTCTTATGCGACCTGATAGTGTTTTCAGCCCTTAGAAAATTCAGCAGGTAATTTTTTATGCCCGTGATCGGGCCGGATAGGTATATTCTCATTCTTTCTCCTCTCTGACTTCCACCCACAGTCCACTTTTTCCATCTTTTCTGTAGCAGAAATCTGTATCCTTGTTCTCTTTTGTCAACCTGTGCATAATCTCGATAGCTTCATCAGAACTGCTGCACTTGATATATTTAACTTTGTTCATTCGTCTTATATGCTCCTAATTTTAGCCACAGTATGCCTAGAAGACATTTTTATTGCCTTAGCGATACTTTTATCCACTTTGACATAAAAATTGATTTTAGGGCATTTTGTAGCGCCATTTAATTGTTTGATATTTATTCGCCTATTTCTTCAAGCACAACTTCCACTCTTGCCGTCTCAGCGTAAAGCTTTTGCACGATAAGCAAGCATACTTGCGCATCGTCATCATAGGCTACCCCATTCAGCGCGTCTAAGATACTTTTAGCTAAGTTGTCGCTGTCTATTTTTTTGATGTAGCTTATATCACCTTTGAGCATCTGCTCCCGCTGTTTCTTGCTTATCGACTTCGGAGGCTCAAAGTAGCCGTATATAGTCGCACTTATAGCGCCCTCAAGCTTTTGCTTGCTTACAGCTCTGTAAGATATCCTGACTAGATCCTCGTACTCTTGTGTCTTGCGTGGAGTATATGTCCTTACGCCTGTGTAAGTTCTTGAAAATCTAGGTCGCTGTTTGCCTACTGCCTTGCCGGGTACTGTGAATTTAACTATCTTTTTATCCACCCTTGATCACCTTCAATTCTCTTAAAAATTTGTCATTCATCTCTGTATCTATCTCATCGTTTCTCTGCTCAAAATTATTAAATTTTGACCTTGCAGCAGGTGCGGTTGCAGGCTTTGCGCTGTCCTGCTGTCTTGCAAGCCACGCATTGACAAAGCGCTTCATACCCGACTTTGTTTTTCGCTTAGTCGGATTAGCGTCTAGCCACCCTATCATCTTTCTCATTTCCTGCTCTACATCAACCGCAGGATATAGGCTTTTATAGCTATCTATGTCGTTCTGATAAAACGGATAGCCCTCTCCCGTGTTTGTGCAAAGCTCAAAAACCGCTTTATTTTCTTCCACCTCCACAACCTTGATATTTTTGGCTCCGCGCTTATAGTTATTAATAATTGGTTTAGAGTTGGTTTCTTTTTCTATTTCTACTTGGTTTCTATTGGTTTCAGGCGGTGGATTTCCGTTACTCACCGTTGAAAGTTCTATTCCACCGTGAACCACCGTGTGAAAGTTTTTTTCAGTATCAATAGGCTCAGGACACTTAGATTTTTTTGTCTGTATCCTTTGATGTTTTTCCCAAGTCGGGAAGTATAAATACACTTCATCCTCAACCCTGTAAAGCTTTATTAAATCTACACTTTGCAACTCTTCAAGGCCTTTTTCTATATGCTTTGTTGTGACGTCTTTTCGCCTTGCAAAGCAAAAGCCTTTTAGCAAATCCGGATCTGCGTTACCTCTGCCATAGTCGTCTACATATGTGAGTAGATAAGTCCAAAGCCTAAAGCAAAAATCATTTAACTCATTTACTTGCTTGTCCGTCCTAATGGACTCTTTAATCATTCGATTACCCATTGCAACTCCTTTATATCAAAGCAAAGAACCCACTTTTTAAGTCGTGACACATAAAAGAAATTTGTACATACCTAGTCTTTAAGCAATGTTTATAGTTTCTTTGTGAGTCCTTTGCCTGATGTCTTTATTGCTCGAAAAGTGCAGCGGCTACGTCGTCCTGATTACTCTCTTCTTTTGCTTCTTCTGCCTTTTCTACTACTTCGCCGTCAATGATTTTTTCGGGCTCATTTTCTGTATAATTATTCACTTCTTCCTCAACTTCGACATATGACTTGCTACCGTCCTCGTTCACGATTGCCATATCTGCATCTATAGCAGTTACAAGGTCTATGCTCATAATTCCCCACTTGCTTATAAGTTGCCTGAGCATAGTTTTATAGGCCATTCCGTCAAAATCTTTCGACCAGAAAGTATACTGATTGCCTTTTCTCTTATCTGCTGCATATCCGGCAGAGTACTTTATCGCATGAGCCTCCATCTTTGCTTTGCTCCAGTACATAGCCTTTTTAAAGCCATTCGTGTACTCAAACATTGCATAATATCCGATTGTAGCCGCCTTTTCTCTTTCCTCTTCGTCATCTATCAAGTTGACTTCTATCTCCTCATTTAAAGGATCATATCGAACAAGCTCGCCCTCTTTTATTGAAAGCACATTGATTTTTTTGTACTGTCCTGACCTGATTGCAAGCTGTATATAACCTTTGTAGCCAAGCTGGAATTGTGCCACCTTGCCATCTTTGTTGTTAAACGGCACAAGGTAATATTGGCCAAGCTGTGGACTTGGTGAAAGATTAAGGCTTTCGCCAAGTAGTGCAGCAGATAAGATACTCGAATTACTGCAGGTCTGTAATTCCTTGTTATTATTTACCGCCGACACTATGGAACTTATAAACCTTGTGCCGTTTTTACTGCCCACAACCTTGTTAATTTGTTCCTTTACCGCATCTGCTGTCAGGTATGCTGTGAAGCCTGTCGCTTTCTTTTTTGCTACTAAACTATTTTGTACTGCCATTTTTATATCCTCCTAATTTTGATATTATTTAACTTTAGCCATGCGGCTAACATCTTTGCTTCTTTAGCGCTTAAATATGCTTCAAACGCTGTCCACTCTCTTTTTACATCTGCAGCAGGTTCTTCTGCTTCCTGCTGTGGATCCGGAGCAACCTCTTTGATTTCTTCGCTCTTCTCCTGCTCCCTTTTTTCTTCTTCGACCTTTTTTCTCTCTGCCATATCGACCATATACTTTGCTTTTTCAAGTGCTGTATTGAGATTTAAAGTCTCTTTATATACTTCTGTAGCTTCGAAAGTGTAATCTTTCAATTCTGCTATCGTCTTAAGATTGCACTTAACAGAATTAAAAATATTATTTATGACCGTTTCAACCTGCTTTAAGGAAGTAGATGCATTTAAAAATTTATCTTCAAAGACCTGTTCAAAGCTTATAAACTCCAACTCTTCGCCTGCTTCAGTCTTTAATTTTTCAAAAAGCTCTTTTACTTCTTCAAGCTTCTTTTTCTTTTTTTCTTCCTCAAAATCTTTTATTTGCGTATCTATCAGCGTAACCGGCTCTTTTATAAGTGCAAGCAGGTCTTTTATTTGTGCTTCAAAAGCTTCGTAAGGCTGTAAACACTGCTTTTTAATCTCTTTTCGCTTGCTGTCTATAGCAGTCGCCAAGGCGTTCAGCTTTGCTCTATCCGCTTTCGCTTCTTTTATCTGCTCTTCTGTGTATACAAGGCCTTTGTAATCTTCAAGCTTTTGCGATAACTCCGCCTTGAGTTCGTCATAATTCCATTCAATCGCTTTTAAAAAGCCGTTTTCTTCGCTTGGGTTGTATATTTTTAGTTCCATAGTCCTCCTTTTCTTTTACCATTTTGTTGACCTCACCAAAATGGTCGTTTTTCCCGATGTCGGGAAAATGGTTTTTATATATCAGGAAGTATCAGATCGGGCATCCTTTTAGCCTGTACGCACTTCCAAAACTTCGCTTCTTCCTCTGCTAAATACTCTATATCTCCCACAACCTCACTTCTTTCGATAAAGTAATGCTTAGTCTGCAGGTATATCTGACCGCCGAATTCACTTTTTAGCTGTGCCTTGAGCACTACAAAATCAAATTCAGTGACCATTAAATAATGCAAAACCTGTATAAAGTAGTTGTCAGGTATCCTATCCCTCCACTTCTCTTTTTGCATACTCTGCAAAATATTTGTTGTCTTTATCTCAAGTATGCCCCTTCTGCCGTCCTCGTCTGCAAGCTCACCGTCAAGGCTTGCGTGAGCAAAAGGATACTTTGAATTTAAGTACATATTGTTATCAAAGTACTGTACTTG